CCCACGTTGAAACTGAAGGAAACCAGCGCATCAAAGCGAGACTGATCAAGACCAGCAGGGCAAAGTCGTAGAACCCCCTGCTCAAAACGTCGGAGATCAGCCGCAAGAATTTGATCCACTTCATCGGGTGTCAGAGTCCTATCCCATCCGTCTGGTATCGGCAGCGCCTTCCTGTCAGCCAGCGGCACCGCAATATGCTTGGGGTCGATAACGTGACCCACCCCCACAGTCCAGAGCAAGGCAGGACACCGATAGGGCTTAAACCTCACCCCTTCGTGGTGCTTGATCACCTTGATGGCCTCAGGGCTTACTTTCATTTCTTGCTGAATGCCTGCGTACCAAACCAGAAAGCCACCACGGACGACCAGATCAGTTGCGTCTCGTCATCCCACAGTTGATCCAGCATGACCTCAAAGTCCGTCCCCATCTTCAAGGCGTAGTAGAACCCGGCCACCTCGACGAAGCAGAACAAGATAAACAGCCCGTAGGTGATGGCAGGACGCACCATAGCCCTCGCGTTGACCACCCACTGACTCGCACCCTTCCCGATTTCAATGTCGTGCTTGTAGAGGGACTCGCGCTCCTGAACGGCGGTCTGCATGGCCACCTGATCCGTCCGGATTTCCTCGACCCTTTGCTGCGCTGCAAAACCCAGCTTCAGGGTTTCAAGTTCCTTCTCGCGCTGCATCTGCGCCAGAGCCAGCTCGTGCTTCTTGTCGGCCCGGTCTTGGAAAAAGTCCAACAGCTTCGGCAGGCCGCCTGCCAGAAACGATACGAGGGTAGAGAGTAGGGTAATCATTCGCCTTCCTTCTTCATGGTCACGGTATCCTCACCCTTGGCGACGGTCACCTTCTCGCCGTCTACCTGCACCTTCATGGGCGGTTCCCTTTGGTCGAGGCGCTGGATCAGGTCGGCAATGACCTTGAACTCAGGCTTCTCTTCCTTGTCCTTCGTGCCCGCAACGCCGTTCATCATGGAGATCAAGGCCGTAAGGGAAGCGCCAAGCAGCCCCATCACCGCAGCCATCTTGGACTCCTCCAGCACGACAGAAGCCCCCACCCCGACGCACACGATCAGGGTGATGTAGGCCAGCCCCTGCTTGCCAATGGTCTTACCAGCGACTTCCTTGGCGGTTTCGTTTTCCATATCAAGACCTCATGCTAATACCAAATTTCGTGGCCAAACCAACCATCACCAGCCCACAAAGTATGACCAGCAACCCCCAGATTCCCTTCTTGGCAATCTCTAGCTTCATCTCTCTCCAGAATTGCGTCTGGGCCTCTGCCGCTTCGATCATGGACTCGTGGTATCTACGATGCCCGTCAAAATCAATGGAGCCATCGTTATTCCTAGCGAAAGCCCCGGTGATCTTGTGCATTTCATCGAGCAATTCATCCAACCTTTCCTCGATGTGCTGTTCGTTTTTATCGTTCATTTTGGATTAGCTGAACATGAAGAACATATTGCCGGTTCCAGAAAGCGGGACATAGGTAATGATGATGCCGCCATTAACGCCGGGGCCAGCGGCCGCCGTTGTGCCGCCCGTAAGAACACCTCCACCGCCGCCACCACCGCCCAAAAATCCAGCATCAGGAGCTGCTGCTAATGATGCTGCGCCTGCGCCACCCATACCGCCGCCAGAACCAGCGCCAAATATTTCAATGCCAGAGCTTCCACTTAAATTTGAACCACTACCAGCAGCTCCGCCACCACCACCGCCGACTGAGCCACCATTATTACTAGATCCACCACCAATACCAGAAGAATTATTGCCACCAGTTCCACCAACACCAGAGGAACCATTGCCGCCGTTAGTTCCACCGCCGTTGCCGCCGCCGCCGCCACCAGAAACATTACTACCAGTAGTAGATGCAAAACCATTTCCGCCATTTCCACCAGCACCATTAAGTCCACCAGCTCCGCCGCCACCGCCACCACCGTTTCCAGTAGAGGCAGCAGTCGAAGTTGATCCAACGCCGCCAGCGCCGCCATTAAAGGTTGATCCTGTTCCAGCAGTGCCGCCCGTGGATGTGGGCGTTGTTGTAGAGGAACCGCCTCCACCACCACCAGCGGTAGAGGCTCCGCTATTCCACGACGTTGTTCCACCAGCAACGCCAGCAGCGCCACCAGCACCGGCTTGATATGCTATGGACGCACCAATCGTTAAAGATTGATTCGTCAGTTTGGTGTAGCCGCCTCCACCACCACCCCCACCACCTGCCCGGTTATTGCCGGATACAGATGCAGTTCCGCCACCGCCGCCGCCACCAATTATATGGATTGAGTTATTTCCACTATTCCAGTCAGAAGGAACAGTCCAAGTGCCAGAGCCAGTAGTGTCCTCAAGGACGATTACGACATTATCTGATCTTTGAGTAGTAAAGAAACCCCTTGAACGATTAGGCGCAGTCGTATTGATTACAGAGTTTGGGCCTATGTACCATGTATCAGAAGCAGGCGATCCATTTACAGAACGTATATCTAAATAATCAATTCCGGTTAAATAACCGCCTCCAGATTTAGTAAGCGTTCTTGATGTATTAAAAGTTGCTGTATTAGGTCTTACTGTTACAACATTTCCTGCCGTTCCAGTAATAGACCAAGTTCCAACCGTAATTGCAGAAACAGATACTGTATGGGCTACGGTCTTGGTTGACGCTAATTCGCTAAACGTCAGTTGGCCATTAAATGTAAACGTAGAAGTTCCGGTAGTGCCGCCAATCGTTAATTTGTTATATACTGATCCATTCGGACTATAGAAACCTCTTGCGCCTGTTGTGGTGTTGCTAAAAAGTAAATTGGCGGTTCCGCTATCCAGCGTAAAATTTGTGCTGGTAGAAACATCCCAAGCATAAGTTGGCCCACTGCCATCAAAGCCGGTAATAGTCCATAAGCCAGAACCCATTTTAAGCGTTCTGGTATTTGTGTTTGCAGAAACAAATCTTAAGCAGGTTACGTTGTAACTTGCCGCATCAAATGTTCCAAGGGTAAGACCAAGAGTAGAATTTAATGTAAGAGCATCGCCAAGCGTAACGGTAATGCCAGAGCCGCTTACAATTAATTGGTTAAAAGTTTTACCTGCGCTAGTTATAGTGCCTGTTCCGTTAATTGTAAAAGCACTTGTGCTAGTAAAAGTCATTCCTGCATCTAGGGTTACAGACCCTGATACAGTTATGGAATTAGAACCTGCCAGCGTTCCGGTAAATCCAGTGCATGTAATAGATTTTGCGCCGGTATTACCAGCAGATATTGTGACGGTATTAGCGCCAGATGCGTTATCAAAAAAGACATCATCGGCGCTAGTCGGAACTGCTTCACCACCAGTGCCGCCAGAAGTCAGCGCCCACTTGGTTCCTGCCGTTCCGTCCCAATTGGCCGTTCCGCCAACCCAATATCGATTAGCCATTATTGAGCCTCTTCAATAATCTCATCGACAATCGGAGGATTTTCAATGAATGAAACCCAAGCATCCAAACGCTGCTGCTTCATAGCCTGAATCTCATCATCAGTGAAGGTATGATCATCAGGCAAATACAAAGCATCGGAATACTTGCCGTATTTGGTTTCAAATTCAAAATCAATCTTCATGGATTTTTAAACCTGAGTGACGGTGGCAACAGCGTCCCAAAATATATCGGTAGAGTTATATACGCAGCCAACATAGGTAACCTTTGATGCCACGGTCGTAGTGGGCAAATTGATACCAACAGCGCGATAAGCGCCGCTGCTAGTAGTCCAAGTAATGCCGCGACCAGTTCCATTATCCTCAAACCGCAGCATCAGTTTTTGCCCATCAACCGGAGTGCCGCTAGGAGCCAGCATCGTGATCGCGCCAGTCAGACCAAACGCATTGAATACGTCAGTCGTATCCCCGTTTGGCGTCAGATTGCCTGATGTAGCGCCAGCCGCTACAGCGCGAGGATCAATTCGCTTGCTGCTCAGGGTCTGCGTATCGGTAGTGCCGACAACAGTCCCGGAGGGAATAGCCTTCTGCGCCGCAGCGCCATCGATATTGCCGGAGCCGTTCGACAGCACGAAAGAGGAGGCGGCAATCCCGCTGACGGTGTTGTCATCAACGCTGATCGTCTTGTTGGTCAGCGTCTGGGAATCGGTAGTCCCGACGATGGTTCCAGTAGGAAGTCCTTGACCTCCGTCCTTGATCAGCTTGCCGGTCGTGCCGTCAAACAGGGCTACGTTGTTCCCGGTGCTGGAGGCTGGCCCCACCACATCACCGGCAGCGCCTGCGCTCGATGCCAGCAGCTTGACCGTCCCGCCAGCGTTCTTGAAGTAGAGCTTTTCGTCCTGAATGTTCAGGCCGAGTTCGCCGTTGTTCAGATTGCCGGAAGTCGGAGCAGCGGCAGCCGTGGTGCTGTGATACAGGATGATTGGAGTGTATCCGGCTTGAGCCATGATCTAGTCCTTAAAAAGTGCCACCAGAGATACCATCGGTGAGCTTCCCGGTGCTGGGATTGCAGGTTATTGAAGAGTTTACCAACTGAGGCAGGTTGCCTGTAGTGGCTGAAACGAAAGTCAGGTAATTCGTGGCATTCGTGGAATCTGCGGTAATTGCCGTATTTGTGGCATTGGTAGCAGATCCAGCGGTCGCCGCATTCAGGTTCGCCACCTGAGTCGTGCTGGCCACCGTAAACGGGGCGGTTCCGGTCGATACCGTCGAAGTAATGACGCCCGAAGCCGAAAGTGTCGTAAAAGCGCCAGTATTCGGTGTCGTAGCCCCGACAGTGCCGTTGATGCTGATTGAGGCCGTTCCGGTCAGGTTCGTGACCGTTCCCGAGGCAGGAGTCCCCAAAGCCCCGTCATACAGCACCACCGCCCCGGTAGTCCCGGTATTGACCCCCAGCGCGGTCGCCACCCCCGTTCCAAGCCCGGAGATACCCGTCGAGACAGGCAGCCCGGTGGCATTGGTCAGGGTTCCAGACAGGGGGGTGCCTAGCGCCCCTCCGTTCACCACAAATGCCCCTGCGGTTCCCGTATTCACGCCCAGAGCCGTTACAACGCCCGATCCGGTGGTGATGGTCGAGGGAGCCGATCCAGCCCCGCCACCGACCATTAAAGCGTTCGCAGACAGCACGCCAGAGCTTGTTATGGTCGTGGAGCCGGAGAAATACGGCACCCCGCCCGAAGTCCCCGAGGTCAGTCCGGTTCCCCCGAGGCTTACAGCCACCGGGCTGGTCAAACTGAATTGCGATCCGGTCAGGGTCAGGCCAGTGCCTGCCGTGTATGTTCCAGCACCGGAGAACTGCGACCAGACTATCGGGTCAGTGCCTACCGTGGTTACGGCATCCGTCTGCACCCAGCCGGTATCGCCATACAGCGTGCCGTTAGAAACGAATGTAAAGTCGCCAGAGGCTATCTCGGTGGGCGTGTCAAAGTCCGTAGCCCGAGTCAGAACCGTACCGCCAGTCGCCCATGTATAAATGCCGTTATGGGCCTGATTCGCCTCATTCTTGACCAGCACCCGGTCAGTGTTCTGGAGGGTATATCCATCCAGAATCGTCAGGGCCACGCCGAGAGTCAGAGTCGCCCCTACGCCCGCGGTGCCGTTGTTGTAGGTGACAGAGCCGCCAGTAATCGAGGCCAGCGTATTAGGAGTAGCGGCAGCGCAAGAGGCATGAACGTGCAGCCCTTCCGCCAAAGCATCCACATACTGCTTGGTCGCAAGCTGAAGCGCGGATACCGGATCTTGCGTAACCGCTACCGAAGTCAGCCCACCGAGGGTTGTAGCAGTCCCGCCAAGGGAAAGGCTGGTCGTGCCAATCGTAACCGAGGAATTCGCAAGGTAATTGTTGGCAATCGCCGTTGCGTTCCAAGTCCCCGAAGTCACCGTACCTACGGTCGTGATGCTCGAGGAGCCTGCTACCGGAGAAGCGCCAAGCGTGTTGTAGCTGATCGTCCTCGCCGCAGAGCCGTCAAAAGAGGTGCCAGAAACATCGCCCGTTCCGGAATTGTTGAAGGTTGCCGAGTTCGGCGTATTCGCCGTGATCGTTCCAGTGCCACCCAAGGCCACATTGACGCCGTTGTAGGTGACGGACGAGTTGGCTAGGTAGTTATTGGCAATCGGGGTCGCGTTCCAAGTCCCGGTCGTTATCGTTCCGAGAGTTGTGATGCTGGCAGAACCCGCCGCAGGCGCAGCCCCAATAGAAGCCGGAGTAATCGATACATCCGAGGCCGAAGTAATCTGACCCTGAGCATTTACGGCAATCTGCGCCGATGCCGAGGAAGATCCATAGGTGGCCGGAGTAACCCCTGTGTTGGCTATGGATATTGTGCCGGTGGTTGTGATCGGGCCACCAGTCAATCCGGTGCCAGTGTTTATTAGGGTTATGCCACCCACAGTTACTGAAGACCAACTGCCGCTTTCATACGTCTCATAGGCGCTGATATCCGTGTTGTAACGGATCATTCCATCAACACCTACCGGCCTTTCGGCAGTCGTTCCTTTGGGAAGCGTAACCGCACCCGTTCCGGGCAGCACAGGATCGACTGCAATAGAAATGACAGGGCTTCCAAGCACCCCATCACCGTCTACAATGTCAATTTCGCCCGCTGTGCCGTTGATTACTGCGCCACCGATGTTTCCGCCGCCCTGAGCGACCAAAAATCCAGTGCCAGAGTAGTTGGCAAGCGATTGAGCAGTTCCAGAGAGGCTGATTGTTGGGTTTCCAGCGACTCCGTTACCATCAGAAACAGAAATACCTGCACCAGAAGCCTGAATCTGCCTCGGAGTGATGGTATTTAAACCCGTTTTTACGGGAATTCCGTTCCCCGCAGTATTCAGGGACGCCGAAGCGCCCGTCATCGTGATCTGGAGCGTGCTTTGAGCGCCAGAATCAGTCAATCCAAGGCCACTTCCTACACTCAACGCTCGAGAATTCGGTAGCGTAGGCTCCTGATTGACCGTCAGGATGGTTTGATTCAGCGAGGGAGAGGCTGCAATTGCCGCGGTAGTGGCTCGAACGGTAATTCCGTTCTGCACCATCGGCACAGTCTCAGTGCCGGTCAGCGGTTGCGCTGCTGGTAGGTCTGTAATTTTGACGTTCGGCATTACGGAGTAACCTCAAGACCATCGAGATTGCCATTGTTCTCTGGCGTCTCGTCATTCTGCTCCGTAGATATGACGTAACCGCCATAATCTCCGGTAGTCAGGTTATTCGGATCGGTCGCAACAGATACATCCGGCCTTGCAAACCTCAGCGCGATTCGCTCAGTCTGCCTTGCCGGTAGACGATACGGGTCTTTCTGATCCGCGCACCCCTGATCGCATACCCGCAATCCCGGAAAGTTCGGATCATTCATCATCACCGAATACGGGCGCTTCATCTTGCAGCGGTCGCATATAGCTATCGCCAGCGATGTCTGCCCTCGGGTATCAAGAAAGATAGGCATCAGCGCGTGTAGGGTGCGATGTTAGGCGCGAAGTAGATCGGAGACTTGTCTCGCTCCTCCTGCTCAGCCTCGTTCAGATACTCATTGGCCATCTTCTCAAGGTAGCCAATGCGATCCATCGCAACGCCGGGAAGCTCGAGCGCCATCCTGTGAGCCAGCATGAATATTACCGCCTCATACCACCGCTGCGGCACTTCCAGCTCGTCCTGAAGGTCGCCTACGTCCTGAATCTGCCTAGAAGTCCAGACAGTCATCTGAACGAAGGGATCGGAAGGAACTGGCCACAGATACATCTTGGCCTGCGGTATCGTCCGATTTACCCAAAACTGGAAGGGCTGATTCGCAGTGAAGTTCTTGTTCGGCAGGTTCGTGTAGTCATCACGATTGAGCCTAGCCATCGTGATCTCGGTCGAATTGTTGCCAACGTAGAATTCCCTCAGAGAGAGGGTATTCCCGCCAGTCTCCCGGATGCGGTAATACTGGACGTTCTGGCCCGGATCAATGTCATACCAGAGCCATTCGTTATTCACCCATACAGTTGGGCCGGGATTGTAGAGCGTAGACCAAGATGCGCCATCCGTAGAGTATTCGAGGACAGCATTGAAGGTTCCGCTCACCCCCGGAAGAATGCCAATAGAACCAGCATATACAGGGTTTGATGTGCCAAAATTAACGGCGATGTTCCCGTTCGCAGCATTCTGCGTGCAGATGGTATCGACATCATTGTCGAAGGCATTGGCAATCACGCCGCCAGCAGAGGTCGTATATCCGCCCGTAGAGTTCGGGGTCGGCCTGTTCATGCGCCGATACAGCGCGTTCAGAACGTCTACAGAGCCAACCGGCAGGTCGTAGATATACTGATTAGGCTTCAGACCAATGACGGTCTTCTTGATCGCCCAATACTGAATACCGATATTTATGAGACGAGAGAGCAGGAAGAACAAGCTCTCTCTGGCGGACAACTGCTGCTCGGAAGTCAGTTCCTCAGCAAGCTTTCCGCACCGACGCGCACCATGATCAATCAGTTGCTGGACATCGATTACCGTTGTCCCAACCGTTCCTGAAGTGGCCATCTAACATCCTTTCACCAGCCGGGACAATTCCATCGCTTCATCGAAGCCCTAGCCCTGCTGCCGCGTTCACTCTTCCGGGCAACTGGCCCCATTCTAGCGCAGAAGCTGTCCCGACGAGGGCCACCCTGCGGCTGCGGAGCCTTCAAATTACTGCCAGTTTCCCGGTTGTATTTTTCCCGCCCCTTCTGGGTCAGGCCAGCCCCGCGCTCCGCCGGAAGCTTCTCGCCTCGCCCGATGGCCAACGAGACATTTCCGCCTTTAGCCTTCTGCGCCGGAAGCTTGCTGTAAGCCTTCTTCCCGACGTTGCTCTCGGTGTATTCCTTGGCCACGCTAGGCTTGATCCCGACCTTCTTGGCAAGCCGAGGATCGTTTTCAGCAGCCTTCATAAACCGAAACTGAGCCTTTGACTTAGCGGGCATAATCAGTCCGCCTTCAACAGAAGCAGCGCAAAATTGCCGTCGCTCACCGTAATGTTTGTGGCACCAGTAGAGCAAGCCGCCTGCACGATAAGGTCATCACCGGCATCTGCATGGATGAACGCAGAAACCGCAACAAACATCGGATCGGAAGAATGCGAGTGAGACTTCACCAGCGTATTTGCATAGGGCGATGCCGAGGTGTTGTTGTAGCAGCGGAAGCTGAACGTCCGATTGTTCGAGTCCGTAAAGGTGATGAAGAACTGAACCAGATAGACGCCAGCAACATCAATCGTTATTTTGTCGTTTGCCGCTACCGGAGTCACTCCATTCGAATAGCCATCGGTCGTGAACGCGGTCAAGTTGTAGAACGTATTGGCGTTTGTCAGCGTCTGAGCCGTAGCTCCAGCCGCCACATAGATCTCACCATAAGTCGCAGCGGTTATGGTATGAACGGTAGCCTGCACATTCGCGCCACTTTGCACCAACGGGACAAGCTCGGAGCCGTCCAAGGTGGTGGCGCTCGGCATTGCCGAGATTTTCTGATCAGCCATTAGGAAGACTCCAGAATGATTTTGTCATCGTTTTCTTGCAAGACATAGCCCGGATCAGTCTCGTCAGCGATGTAGAACGTGGTTACAGGCGCAGCACCATAGACATCCACCACGCCATCGTCACCTACATCTAGGCCGAAGTCAGTGCCGCCAATGACGTTCTGCGCCCCTACGCCCAGCGCAAACCCATCACTGGTGTTAGCCTGATCCGCTACGCCACCATAGCCTACCGGCATGATTAGATGCCAGCCTGAACCAGTTTCAGGGTCGCAGTGCCAGAACCAGAGTTCACCAGAACTTTGATTCCAGTCACCGGGAAAGCATAGTTGCCGTCCTGATTCGTGGACTCGCCCGCAACAGTCGGGTGCGAGAACCAAGTCGAAAAGCCAACTGCAGGATCGTCAAAAGTGTGCTGAACCGTGTAGTCAACAGTACCGCTCACGATAACGCCAAACCCCACATTGAACGGGGTCACGTTGGTGTTCATCACAATAGCCGAACTTGACCCAACGCCGGTCTTTGATACCGTCTGAAGTTTCATATCTCTACCTCAAAAAAGCAGGGGCCGAAGCCCCTACCTTATTTAACAACGGCCACCTTTTGAATACCCACCATGCCGCTTCTTCTGCGGCGGGGTGACTGTTTCGCTGATTTCTTTTTGGGTGGTGGTAACAGAACCCGGCTTGGAGAAAGCATCTCGAGCCTTACGCAACAGATTCATTGGGTTCATGGCTGCACGAAAAGCACGATTCTCTTCAGTCTCGCGCTTGTAGTGATCCTCGTAACCCTTCGTCTCTTTTGCTGCCTGAGCATCCAGCGGCTTCATCTGCCCGCCATCAGCCTTTTTTACCGCACCACCCTTCTTGAAGGTGGCTGAAAGTCTGCTAATCGAGACAGGTGCCGAAGGCGTTTTATTGCCCTGCGGCATCTTCTCAGGACGGCCATCGTCGATCAGGCCGCCCTTAGCAAACTTTTTTATGGCACCACCTTTCTTGTAGCCGCCCTGCCCTTTTACAACGCCGCCAGTCTTGTAACCGCCTTGACCTTTGACAACGCCGCCAGTCTTCAGACCCTTGTGGGCCTTCGACGCGGGCTTATCGGCGTGAGCCTTCAGTTCGGCTTTGGTGGCTTCCTTGGCGTGCATCGCCTTGGATTCCATTTCGCCGCCCTTCTTAGCCATCATCGGAGCAGCCATGCCTTTCCTACCCATCATCGCACGACGCCGCTCTGCCAGCGGAGGACGCGCAGGAGCGCGGCCAGTCGGGGCAATTGGCAGAGTGCGGGGAGTGGGAGCAGCAGCCAGAGCGCCCATCGTGCCGCCGTTCATCTTTTTAACGGCTTTCTTGGGCATGGCCACATGACCACCTTTCTTCAGCTTGAGGATCACTGAAGGTTCGGTAGTCTCCATCTTCACCATCGGTTTGAATTGACCCATGATTAACGCTCCTTCGCCACAAAGACGTAGTCAACGGTCATGGTCTTGGCGACAGCTTCACCATTCTGGAGAGCAATCGACACGGTCATATCCTCATCATCCGGCAGGTTGGTAGTCACCGAATAGCCTTTAACCACGCCGTTGACGGAATACTCGATAGCCGAAGCGCCATCATAGTAAAAGCCAAGAGTAATGAACGTATCGTTCACCAGAGTAGCAACGCTGGCAGTTGCGGTCGCGGTGTTGTTCTTCTCGACACGCAGGCCAACAGCGGTAGAGCCATCAGCCTTGATGAAGAACACGCCATCGGTGACATCCAGCGGGGTAGAATCGGTAATTTGCAGACCGATAACTACGTCCGATTGAGTCGCATCGCTGACCTTGAAGCGGGCTTCAAAGAACAGCTTCTTGCCGGAGGCAAAGCGGAAAGACTCGCCCACCTTCTGCAAGGCAACCAGATCATCGTCAGCCGCGGTGTTAGTGATCAGCAGCAGACCACCGTCGCCATCAGCCAATGCCTGAGTAGCGCCCGAATCAGTCTCAGTTACAGTCCAGTCTCCGGCTTGGTAATAGTCGAAGTCTTCCATGTAAGTGTGAAACCGAGGCGCAGCAGGCATCGCCAGATCAGCAAACGGCGAATCCTCCCCAACATTCGTGACGCCGTTGGGAAAGCGTGTAACAAGCAGATTTGCCATTACGATCTCCTAGAGTGAGGGGGCCGAAGCCCCCTCGTTTGATCAGATGCCGGGAGTGCCGTAGGCAGCGCGAGGATCGGTGAAGCCGACATCGTAACGCTCGGTCGCCTTGTAGCGCATCGAGTCAGTTTCGAAATCGCCTTCCATCGTCTTCTCGAGCTTACGACGCATCATCAGCTTCAGACCTTCAGGAGCATCGGTCTGCACCCACCACGCGGTAGCCGAAGTCAGACGCGACAGGACGGTAGCGCCCTGATCGAGCAGGCCAATCGACTTGATCGGGTTGATGTCGTTGTTGGCATTGCCAGCACGCAGAACCGACTTCAGCAGCACCTCGGCTTGGAAGACGTTGCCCGGAGCCACAACCAGTTGCTTCGGAACCAGACGAATCTTCTTGCCGTTGTTGTCCACCGCCTGACGGATCTGGATCAGCATCTGCTCAAGCGACGTTTGCGACAGGTTCGCCGCAGTCGTCAGCAGGTTGCTGAACGTGCCGTTGACGATGGGGTGCGATGCGCTGTTCAGTTGCACGCCGTCGCCGCCCGGGTAGGACGAGTTGAAGGCGCGGTTCAGCACGTTGGCCGACAGCGTCTCCTTCGTCTCGATCAGCGACTGGGCGAGGTGCCGCGCGTAGACCTGTCCGATTCGGATGTGGTCGCCGTCTTCCACGAGCACCTTGGTCAGCGCAAAGGCCAGACCGTACACGTTGTAGACGTAGCGCTTCAGGAACAGCACGCCACCCTGCTGGTACGACACGGGGGTGCCGTCCGGCAGTTGCGGCGCCGCGCCGAAGCCGTAGAGCACGGGCTCTTCGTGGTAGTTGCGGGGGATGCCCTGCGACTCCCGGAAGACCCGCGACCACTCGTCGGTGCGCTGGTCGTAGACGCCATCGAAGCATTCGTTCAGGATCGGCTCGACGATCGAACGAAAGTCGGTACTTCTCATCGGAGCTGCCATGATTCAGCCTCCCTTGTCAGATGGCCGTACCGGCGGCACCAGCGAACTGGTACTCGGCGATGGTGGCACGAACGATGACGAACGAGTCCCCCCAGGCGTTGTCGGGGTACGGTGCGATGTCGATGATACGCATCTGCGCCGTGCCCGAGCCCGCGACGGTGGCGGACAGCGTGGCCTGCGACAGGCCGGTGGTCGTGGAACCAGCGGTCGTGTTGCTGAGGTCAGCCTCGCCGCCGATGGTGGATTGCGCCACCGAGCCGTCGGTCTGGATCTCGTAGACGATGTTGGGGTCGCTGTAGAAGTAGGCGACCACCGAACCGACTAGGAACGACTCGTTCGCAGGCCAGTAGTTGGACACCCGACGACGGCCCGTGGAGTCCGTCCACTCGACGCCCGCGAAGGCGCCCAGGAACGAGTCACCGGCTGCGGCGACCTCGATGTAGCCGGCGGTGTTCATCTTCACCGGCTGGCCCTTGAGGATGTTGGTGGCGTAGCCAGCCGAGACGTTGCCGCTCGTGCTGACTGCTTGAATTCCGTTGGCGAGCGCCTGTGCGCGGTCCAGACCACTGGGATGGAACGCGGGACGCAGGCCGAACGGAGCACTCGTGGAAGGCATGAGTTTCTCCTTTGTCTCACCCAGCGAATACCGGGATCTTGACGTTTCGATCCATATCGCCGAAGCCTTCGCCCTCGACCTGACCGAGGCTTCGGCCTCGGCTGTCACGAGCACCTTGGAGGTTCTCCACTTGGACGCGGATCTTGTCCGCCTCTTCCATGGGCTTCTCATGGTGCATCTGCAACATGACGTCCTGATACAAGTCCATGGGGAGCTTGTACAGGCGCATCTCGTTGCAGGCGATGAAACCGACGTCTTCGCCAGCCTTGACCTTGTAGTTCTCGAACCCAGGCAACTCATCCGCGCGAACGGGAACGTAGCCGAGTCGGATCCGCTTGTCGATGCTGTCGTAGGCGTTGGTTGTCGATAGCCAGCAAAGGTGCCATCCCGGCATGTCCGGGACCTTCGGCAGCGCTGATTGTGTCCACTCGTCACTCCACATCCTGCGACGTTCCTGTGTCGAGTGAAACTGTTCCTCCGGTGCTTGCCGTACCGCGTCCTCGCTCGCGCGAGTTTCACGTCCGCCAGCGGACAGAGATTTCTTGAGACGACCGTCCATCTTCAGTTGCTCCTGCTTCGTGCCTCTTGGGCGTAACGCTTGATCATGCTGGCCCGCTTCTGTGGGTCATCCCACAGACCGGCATCCTTCATCGCCCTCACCTGTTCCGGCGAGAGCACGAAGGTTGAGCGGCTTGAGCCGCCGCCGACCTCACGTCCCGATCCCGTCACCACGCTTCGGGGCTTACTCCTTCGAGAATGGTCATCGACGGAGTCAGTATAGCGATGCGGCAGACGCTTTTGCAAACGCCTATCGAGCTCTTCCCAGTAGTCCTTCGACGACGGGTCCCAGCCATCCTCAGTGAGTTTGCGGTCGATCACCTTGGCGATGGCCGTGTCCTCGTCGTTGCCCGACGGGTCATACCAGTCGTTGCGCTCCATCCACGAGTTGGCCAGCCGCGTGACGTTGGGGTTCACGGCGCCCTGCTGCTGGGTGGCCTGCGTCGCGCGCTCCTTGAGGTTCTTCATCGCCTCGATCTTGCGACGCGACTCGTACCACATCTCCTGCGCGCGGACCATCGTCGCACCGTCACCGGACGACGTGGCCTCCTGCAGCTTCTGCGTGGCGTAGCGGAACCGCAGTTCCTCGTCCTCGATGGCCTTGTCCAGCCGGGCGAGGTCGGACGACTGCGTCTTGCGCTCCACGACAGACAGGCGCTCCATGAGCTCCTGGTTCTGGCGCTGCAGCATCTGCAGGCGCTGGTCCTTCTCTTCGTTGGTGCGGCGCACGAGCTCCTTCTTGGCGCGCCTGCGGGCCCTACGAGCCTCGCGGACGGCGTCGGAGTCCCCTGGCCTGTCCACGTCACCGCCGTCGTCTCCTGCGGCCTCCTGGGCCCCTTCCTGGGCATCGTCGGGAGGGGCGAGTTCGTCGGGGAGGTCGACGACAGCACTGCCGTCCTTCTCCTCGGTGACGTCGATGTGATCTTCTTGCTTGTCGGTGCTCACAGGAAGGCCCTCATTTCCAGCGGGTTGCCGGTGACCTTGGCGATCACCTCGTGGTCGTTCAGGATCATGAACAGCGCCGGGTCTTCGAGGTCATCCTCGCCCGGAACCTTCACCTCCCAGCGGTCGCCGCCCCACTTCGGGACGCGGATGTAGTCACCCGGCTGGCACCAACTGCCCTCCGGCCACGGCTCCATCGTGTCGCGCTTGCGGAACGCCAGCGGCCCGATCTCGATGACCTTGGCCACCATGTTCTGCCACTTCTCGGTCTCCTTGGTCTCCGTGACCAAGATGATCCCCGCCTTCGTCGCCTTCTTCTTGGCACGGCGCAGTTGCACCAGGATTCGCCCGCCAAGGGGTTTCGCGCCAGGGTCGACGCTCGGGAATGCCCAAGCCATTTCGGCGTCGTCAAACGCCTTGCCCATCTCGCTCATCGTCGTCTTTCATCAAATCGTTGAGGATCGCCAGAGCCTCTGCGAGGCCGGCGTGTTGACCCACCATGCGGTTGTACGTCTCCCAGTTCGCTGCATTGCCCGCAGCGAGGGACGCGGCTATCTCAGCCTGCCTAGACGTGATACCGCCGATGAGATCTGCGATCGTCTTCACTTCTTCTTCGTCGCCTGGGACAACCCTCCTTGCGCCGGCTTGCCATTGCCGGACTCACCCTTGGCCTGCATCGACTGGCCGTCGACCTTGGCGCCCATCGCCATGCGCTTGTGCTGCGGCACGAGCACGCTCTTCTGCTCCTGATCACTGGTAGCCACTTCCTGCTCCTTTCATGGTGTCGATCACGGTCTTGTCCTGGTCGAGTCTCAACCGGGCCGCATCCCGCGTCAGGCGGGCCGTCTCGATGCGCTCCTTCATCTCCTGGTCGCCCTGGGCGATGGCCAGCTTCAGTTGGAGTTCCTCGATGGCGAGATCCTTCTCGTCCATCTGCTTCTGCGCGGCCAGTTGCAGCTTCGCCGCGTTGTCCTGCGCCTTGATCTGCATCTCGGCCTGATCGCGCTGCGCTCGGCGTTGCGTCTCCGCCATGCTGGTCTGCAGCAGCACCTGACCGTCCGGCGTCATCTCGGGCTTCGGCTTGAACTTCTCCAGCACCTCGACCATCTGCTGGATCACCGGCATGGTCTTGGCCAGGGTCTCCTGAGCATCCAGCGCAACATGCCCTGCGGCCGCGCCGAACAGCTTGTCGAGCTCCTTCGGGTCCACCGTCTCGGCGTAGTCGTCAGGCTGCCGGCCCAGCGAGCGATTCACGTAGCCCTTCATCCGCGTCAAGTACCACAGCGCGAAGTGCTGCTTGATGTGCTCCATCGCCTTGGGCAGGAACGTCGGCGCCACCATCGGGTTCGCCCCGAACACCGGATCCGAGGCGTACTTCAGGTGCGTCACGATGTGCGAGAAGTGATCCTGCTCCAGGTAGGCGAAGGCGCTCTGGCCGATCGTCATGGCCAC